TCCATTACCATTTAACCTTATGTGACCAATATCTTGCACTTAATTTACTTGGCTTTGCATCTTGTGCATTATGTCTAGCGTAGTAACTTCTTTTACGAGCTTTATCTTTTGCAGAAGTTGGATTCTTTCCTGCACCTTTTACACCTTGTTGACCAAACCTAATTAGTTTTGTTTTATCTCCTACTTTTGCAACAACAACATGAGATTTAGTTTTATGATTAGGAGTACGTTTAGGTTTATTATAACCACTAACTCCAGCCCTTGTTAACTTAGGATCTTTTTTCTTAGCCATTATCTATACCTCTTAGTTTTCTTTGCAATACTTTTAGGTTGTTTAACAAACTGTTTACCTTTTTTATTGCCAGCAGCTTTAGCTCTATTAGTAGCTTTTTTTTCTGCAGGAGTTAAAGCTTTCCAGGCAGCATCAGGTAAATATCTTTTTTTTCCTTTACTAGGTTTGCCATCAGAAGTTCTCCATTTTTGTTTACTCCACTTCTTTAATGACTTTTGGCTTTTCTTTAATGTCATTTCTTTTTACCTCTAGCTTTTCTTATTGCTTCTTTACCTGCTTTTGCTATAGCCGCTTGTTTATTTTTACCCTGTACCTTAGCTCTCTGCTCTAATACTGTAAGTATTTGTATCTTTCTAGCAAAGGGTTTATTTATTTTTTTTACTTTTGCTACTGTTGCTCTAGCATCAGCTTCTGTTGCAAACTTAATACTTACAGTATCTTTAGGGTTTTCATCTGTATATAAACGTCTACCGCTGCCCTTCGGTTTTTTTCCCGTTCCTACCTTTGGATCTCGTTTCTTTTTCATATTTTTACTCATATAAGTTATTAAATGTTATAGAAGGATCAAGATAACTTTCATGTCCTTCTGCAGAATGTGACCATTGTGATGGTTTAAAATCAGGTGGTCCTTCTCCAGTAACCCATAGTGCTGGACTTGTTGCCCTTACCCTATTATTTGGCAATGCAACCATATTTCCTTTCCATTGGCAATCTTCGGTTATATATAAAACATGAGATTGTTTATGTTGTGCTGGATCATCAGCAATACTATTGTTAGTATAATCTACAGTAAATAAGTATTTACCTCTGAAAAATTCTCCACCTATTTTGCATAACCAGGGAGAAGAACTAACTCTATCCATAATAACAACTGAATGATCTCTTGATTCACAATCCCAAGGTTGAGCTAAATGATCTTCCATAGGTTCAGGAAAATCTTCCATAGGTATATCTGCTACTAATCCTTGTATAGGCATTCTTGCCCACATAGCACCACCATGTATATTACCCTCATCATTATCTTCACAATCAGATTCGCATCCTGTAAATACTACTTGAAAACTTAATGATCGATCAGGTATTGTATTAACTGCGATTGCAAGTGCATGAAGATATTCATTATGATATTTTTCATGATTGCAAGTGAACTCTCTACGAACCCAGCATTTAAAATGTGGGATATTACTTATTAGATGTGACATAAATATTCTCCTTTTTAGTATACTAATTTATTTCTTTTTCTTTTTCTTTGCTCTTGATTTTTTCATCATGGATCCACCCTTAGATTTTTTCATCATAGAGCCACCCTTGGATTTCTTCTTACCGTACATATGTACCTCCTATAGTTTATTTTTTATTTATACCCGCCACCAGCAGCTTTATATTCTCTAGCCAACATTTGAGCTTTTCTAGCACTCCATTGACCAGGCTTACCGCCTTTACTACCAGCTTTGATTTTATTAAATAATCTTTTACGCATTGTAGGTTTTGTATAATTACCTGCTTCATTTACTTTACTCTTCGCTTTCTTTTTACCTGGCATTCTTCACCTCTACTTTTTTTTAAACCAGTCTATAATTTTATAGATCTTACTATTCTTGGGTATGAATATACTTATAGTACATATCAACCCACCTAAACCAATTAATATAGCTATAACATTAGCTTTAATAACTTCCCAAATAACTTCTAAATAAATCATGTCATGCTCCTATCACGTTCTTTAGTAGAAGTCATGCTACCATCTTTTTCTTCATCACCTGGTGTAGGTGATTTTATTGCATCTTGAAATGCTTTTTCTATTGCTTTTTGTTCATCTGATTTAGCTTTCTCAGCATCTATTTGTTTTTTATATTCACCAACAGGTTTACCTAATACTGTTTCTGCAACAGGTAATTCTTTACCTTGAAATTTAGAATCTGAAGGAAGAACAACAGCTATAGTTTCTACAGATATAGTTCCTGTTTCTACTAGTTCTATTACTATAGGTTCTGCTTTATCATAAGCTTCAATATAATTATCATGCATATGTTCTACTTGGAATGCACCTGCAGATCCTACTGCTATTAATCCTGAAGCTCCGAGATTAGCCGCTTGAGTCTGAACTTGAGCAACGACAGCCTGGATTCCTGAACTAGCAGTTTGGCTAACAGCTTCACCAGCAACTGCTTCCGAACCTTTAGCATCAAATTTAGGAAGTTTCTTTTTATCATCAGATTTATATATATCATCTTTATTTAAAGATATTTTTTCTCCATCTTTATAGAGAATACCTTCTATAATAATTTTTTCACCTGATTCTTTTTTTGCCATTTTAGTTTCTTACATAATCATTGATAGGTTCTACTTTAGTAAAAACACATGGCGATTCATCTCCTCCACCGCCACCACCATTTCTACTACTGCATGAATAAACATGATCTGTTGGTTCTTTTCTAATAATCATATTACCATTAGTTCCTAATCCAAATGTTGATTTTAAATCTCCACTAGCATCTGTAATCGCAACAAAAATAGTTCCATCAATATTAGATTTTGACAAACTGTTTTGACAATATACATATTCTGCATTACCAACTGTAGTTTTATTATCAGCACTACCTGCTAATACACCTATTGATAATGGTTTTATAGCATCCATTATTTTCTCCTACTTAACTTGTGAACTTCCAAAATAAAATCCTACAAGAGCTAACATTGTTTGTCTTACTTCTGGTAACAATACATAACCTTGTAGTTCAATCCAACCATTTCCTTTTGCAAACATATCTCCAAAAAGAAATCCAAATAAACCACCTGCTTTATTTGCTTCTATAGTTACTGGTTCATTAAAAAATGCAAGTATGAATGGTGCAAAAATTACTGCAAACAATGTACAGATAGCTATTACTCGTCTTACTATAGCACCTGCTTGCCCGCCACGATTAGCTGCTCTGTCTGCGCTATCATCAGCCATACCTTGTTTTTTTAACATACCTTCTAATTGTGCAGCTTGTGACTGTGCTTGTGCTGCAATAAGTTTCATAACGAATCCTGACAAGGACCCACCTAACATCGCTAATAATTCTACACTCATATCAATACCTTCTTTTTTTTCTAGTTCTAGTTGACTTTCTAGCTTTACTCTTCATTGGTTTTTTAACACTAGAAGAACCTACATCTTTTTCTTTACCTCCTACAGTTATACCCACGCCAGTTCGTTTTGAATACTCTTTAGCTTTAGACATTCCTGCTCTAGTAGACGGAAATTTTTTCTTACCAACTCTCATAATAAAATATAAAGGGGGAGATAACTCCCCCATTAACTACCTTATGAAGGTTTTGCAATATCAGTAACAAAAGCAACACCAATAGCTTCAGGTTTTACGATCTTGAATCCGTAAACTTGAAGACCACGATGTAACATTCCGAATCCATCAGGATTAGGGATCATTTCGTTTTTGATCAATTGTGTAGCAAATGTTAATGCTTGTGGATGACCAAATAATGATTTAGTTACATTTACAGTTACTCCAGCTTCTACTGTACTTCCAACTTCTAAGTTATTAGTTCTATAGATAGTGAAACGATCTATAAGACCAACTTGTCCATTACGTTGCATAGATGTTGGATCTCCAGATTTATTAGCATCAGCAAGATCAGAAGTCTTGATTTTACTAATAATTGAAGGTGGAAGTAAGAAATAACGACTATCGTCAGGTACGTTATTTTCGTCTAATGCTTGTCCACACTTGATAAGAAATGCAATAATATCTGCATTTGTATCTCCTGCATAGAATGGAGCAGAGTCTGTTCCTGCAGTTGTATCATCAGAACTTCCTACTAAGTTACGAACATCACTACCATCTTTTTTATAAGTAGCAGTTGAGTCATCAACGATTTCGCCTAACATATCAATTTCGATTTTATTTCTTAATTCATATGCTGCGTCTTGAGTCCACTCACTGATCCAGTTTTTAATGTCAGTTTGAACATTATCAACATCGTCAGTAACGAATGCCCAATATTTACCTTTGTTGATTTCTAATGTTACAGAATCAACTTCTGGGTTTTCGTGAGTTAACTTTAGACCTTTTTTGTGATCTTGTATTGTTAATACAGGTAATTTACGAATAATTACCGCATCACCTTGGTTTTTAATTTGACCTTCATACTCAGTATTTGCAATTGCACTAAGTACAGAAGTCTCATAGAACTTAACAAGTAACTTTCCTGCATATAATGTAGGAATGTACTTGGTAGTATCATTAGCAGATGAAGCTTGAGTAGTATTAGACAACGATTTAAAATCTGCTGCTGTAATAGACTCGCCTGAAGCTGCCATTTCGTATCTTGAATACGCCATTTTATTTACCTCTTCCTATAGTTTAATGTTAATTTAAATGACAGCAGCAGTTGTTAAAAATTATTTACTTAATAAATTCTTCCAGCCTGAGCTGCCTCCATAATCTGTGCTTCAATCTTTTCAGCTTCTGCTCTACCTTTTTTACCTTTAAACTTTCCATCAGCTACATCTTTAAAAAACAATTCAACTCCAGCTTGTGTAAACTGAGGTTTAACTTCTTGTTTATTAACAGCTTTAGCATTTCCAGAAGTTTCAGGTTTAGGAGAAACTTTCGCCTTATTAACTGAAACGGAGCCTAGTGGTTTGTAAGTTT